ACATCGCGCCTGAGATGGCGTTCGTGCGCTATTGCAAGGCGATGACGGCCGGCCAGGGCGATTCCATGAAGGCGATCGCGTTCGCGCACCAGCAACAGCACTGGGCGGATTCGACGCCGGAAGTCGAATTGATGCTGCGGGCCGCGGTCAACCCCGCGACCACGACGTATACGCCTTGGGCTGGGGCGCTCGTGCCTGACATACAGCAACTGTCGGCCGCGTTCGTGGAACTCCTGCGGCCCGCGACCTTGATCGGCCGGATTCCGGGATTGCGGCGGGTGCCCTTCCGGTCAAAGGTGCCGCGGCAAACCGGCGGCGGGACCTACAGTTGGGTCGCGGAAGGCGCCCCAAAACCGGTCACAGCGTTGGCGTTCGATAGCGTCATCCTCGGCGAATACAAGATTGCGGCGATCCTCGTGTTCTCGATGGAACTGGCGCGCAATTCCTCGCCCGATGCGGAAACCACGTTCCGCGATTCGATGATTGCCGGCATTACCCGGTTCAAGGATGCGCAGTTTATCGATCCGGCAGTCGCCCTCGTCGCCGGCGTGAATCCAGCCTCAATTACCAATGGCGTCACGGGCATTCCTGCGACCACCAACCCGCTCGTCGATATCACCAATCTGCTCAACACGTTCATTACGGCCAATATTCCGATCAGCGGCGTCGTGTTGCTGATGAGCGAATCGAACGCGTTCGTTCTGAGCGCGCAGCGCAACGCGATGGGCGAGCCGACGTTTCCAGCGGTGTCGGTCACCGGCGGGACGATCAATGGCATCCCCGTGATCACGACCTCGGCCGCGGGCACGAACATCATCGCGGTCGTCCCGCAATACGTCCTGTACGCGGAGGATCCCGGCGTGACCGTGGACGTCTCACGGGAAGCGTCGGTGCAAATGGTCGACAATCCGACGGCGCCCGATGCGACGACGGTGTATGTCTCCTTGTGGCAGCAGAACGAAATCGGCCTCCGCGCGGAGCAAATGTGCGCGTGGCTGAAAGCCCATGCCAATGCCGTCAACATGATCACCGGCACGGCGTATACGCCGTAAGCAGCCGATGCAGCTGTTCGGCCTGGACATCACGATCCGGCGCAAGGCCGCCGTGCCGATCCGGCCGCTCTCGAGTAGCCGCGACGGCTGGTGGCCCGTCGTGCGCGAATCGTATACCGGGGCCTGGCAGCAGAACGTCGAGATCCAGGGCGAGACGCTGCTGACCAATCCGACCGTGTTCGCCTGCGTCACCCGCATCAGCCAGGACATCGGCAAACTGCGGTTGCGCCTGGTCGTGCAGGACAGTCCCGACATCTGGACGGCGACGACCAACCCGGCGTATTCGCCGGTGCTGCGGAAACCGAATCACTATCAGACCATTGTCAAGTTCGTGGAACAGTGGATCGCCTCAAAGCTCATTTGGGGCAACACCTACGTGCTCAAACGGCGGGATGCTCGCGGCGTCGTGGTCGCGCTGTACGTGCTGAATCCCCAGTACGTCACAGTCCTGGTCGCGGCTGACGGCGCCGTGTTCTACCAGCTGCGGCGACCGGAGACGGATCTGGCCGGTCTCTGGCCGGAGGATACCGGCGCCGACGTGACGATTCCCGCGCGGGAAATCATCCACGATCGGATCAACTGCCTGCTGCATCCGTTAGTGGGCTTGTCGCCGCTGTACGCCGCGGCCATGCCGGCCTCGCTGGGTTCCACGATTCTGCGATCGTCCACGCAATTCTTTGCCACCGGCAGCCGGCCGAGCGGCACGCTGTCGTCGGATCAGGAGATCAGTCAGGAGCAGGCCGAGAAAATGCAACAGCGCTGGCAGACCGGTTTCGGGGGCGTCGAGAACAGCGGCAAGATTGCGGTCCTGGGTTTCGGCCTGAAATACGAGGCCTTGACGCAGACGGCCGTCGATGCGCAGCTCCAGGAACAGGCCGGGATGACCGAGGTCGCGATCTGCGAATGTTTCGGAATGCCGCTGGCCTTACTGAACACGAGCAAGGGCGCCCCGTACGGCAATCACGAGCAGTTGGTGCAGCTGTATCACGACGAATGCCTGCAGACGCTGATGATCGGCACCGAGACGGCCCTCGATGAAGGATTGGGCATCGAGCTGCCCGTCAACGGGACGCAGTACGGGACCGAATTCGACATCGATGATTTGTATTGGATGGACACGGCGACGCGGATCAAGGCGGCGACCGACGCTGTCAAGGGTGGCGTGCTCTCGCCGAATGAAGCCCGCCTAAAATACTTTGGGTTGGGTCCGGTCCCGGGTGGCGAGTCGCCGCTGGCGCAGCAGCAGTATTTCTCCTATGCGGCCCTGGCCGAACGCGACGCTGATCGGCCCTTCGCGAAGACGACACCCGCGACGTCGCCAACGGAAGACGAGCCGAACGAAGACGAGGCGGAGGAAGACGAGGCGGAGGAATGATGCTGCCGCCGCTGCTGACCCTCGAGGACGCGAAGGTGCATCTGCGCATCACCGACACGGCATCGGATGTCGACGTCCAGCAGAAACTCACGGAAGCGCAGGACGTGATTGTGGATTATCTCGGCGCCCAGGTCGATCCGCTCTGGGATGACACGACCGTGCCGCCGCGCGTGCTGTCGGCGATCAAGATCATGCTGACGCATCTGTACGAGAACCGCGGCGACGACCTGGCGGCCGACACGGCGAACTGGGCCGCCATCCGGCGGCTGCTCGCGCGAACGCGCATGCAAGCATTGGGCGTCGGCGCGACCGAGGAGACAGCCTGATGGCGTTTCCTGCTGGCTCGTATCCCGCGAAAGTCGTCGCTGACGGCGCGACGGCGTACTGGCGCTTGGGCGAGAGCAGCGGCACGCAAGCCGCCGACAGCATCGGCACGAATCACGGCACCATCAGCGGCGGCGTGACGCTGGGGCAGGTGGGCGCGCTCGCGGATGGCGATACCGCGATGGGGTTCAACGGGACGGGTAGTATCACGGTGCCCGATGCGGCGGCACTTGATTTGGCCTCAGTGGTGACAATGGAGGCGTGGGTCAAACTGAGCGCGACTGGTGAATTGATACAGTCCATTGTTGTCAAGGGTCTTACCGGGACTGCTCATTCGTATGGGCTGATAACAAGACGGGATACTGGGCAAGTTGGCTATCGTTGGAATGGTGGGGATTGGCTCACGAGTGCTGCAGTGTTCACCGTAAACGAATGGACGCATCTGACGGTGATCGCGGATGAATCGGCGTCTCCTGTTGTGAAAGTCTATGTCAACGGTGTTCCGTATGGCGGCGCATTCACCGGGCAGATACCTACAGGTGATTTTGTTGTTTTGACGAATGTGAGTTTGAAGATTGGCAGTACCGCCGGAAGTCCCGATTCCCAATCTGTCGTTGGTCTTGTTGATGAAGTCGCGATCTACCCGACTGCGCTGACCCCCGCGCAGATCGCCGCGCACTACGCCGCGCGCACCTGGACCTCCGGCCCGCCGATCTTTTCCGACCTGCGCTATCGCTGGTGCCGCTACGTCCCAGCTCGGAGGCGCCGCGCATGAACGCCGGCACCCTGCGCCATCACGTCACGCTCTTCGGCCCCGACGCGGACACCCCGCTGGTACCGCCCGACTGGTGGTGTGCGGTGCAGGAGTCGACCGGCACGACGATCATCACCGGCCGCTTTCATCCCGGGATCACCACCGCGACGCGCCTGCACCACAAAGGCCGCATCTACCAGGTCGACACCATCGCCAATCGCGACGATCGCGACGTGGAGCTGACCTTGACCTGCCGGGAGGTCTTCGACTGATGGCCAAACGACTTTTGCTGGGGATTTCGTGAGATGGCGTACGGGGGCCCGAAACTCGCCGGCGTGAAATGGACGGGCCTGGATTCGTTCAAACACGAGCTGCAGGTCTTAACCGCCGGACTGGTCGACGAGGCCAATGCGATCCTGCTCGAGAGCGCGCAGGCCGCCAAGGCTGACATTGCCGCCGCCTATCCGATCAAGAGCGGGAATCTGCGGCGCGGTCTCGTGCTGCGGCCGGTCAAAGGCATCGTGCTGGCGGGCATGGAACTGCTGCAAAAAGCGCCGCATGGCTACATCTACGAACACGGCACCCGGTCGCGCGAAACCAAAGACCGGAAAAATCGCGGCGTGATGAAGGCCACCCCCACGTTCATCCCGACGGCCGCGGCCTACCGGCGATCGGCACTCTCACAAATCAGCTACCGCTTGTATTGGCATGGCGCGACCCGTGTCACGGGATCCGCCGACGAGGAGTAAAGCATGGCCATCAAGACCGGACGGTACGGCAAAGTCAGCTGGGATCCCGCCGGCGGCACGACACTCGTCCAGATCATTTCGCTCAACAGCTTCACCATCAATGCCGAAACTGAGATGGAAGACGTCTCGTGTTACGGCGACACCAACCGCGTCTATCTGCCCGGCCTCAAGAATCTGCAGGGCGACCTGGGCGGCTTCTGGAACAGCAGCGATACCGCGCTCTGGAAAGCGGCCGATTCGCCGACGCCCGGCACGCTGCAGTTGATGCCGAACAGTACCGAACCCGGATTCTTCTGGCAGGGCCTCGCGTACATGAATGCGTCGCTCGATGCCTCGCTGGCGGCCCCGACGGTCACCGGGAGCTGGTCCGCCGCCGGCCCGTGGACCTTCCCGGGCGCCATCCTCGCCACCGGTGCGACCGCCGGGATTCCGGGCAGCTTTACGCCCGCCGGCGCGACGCCACCGGCCAATCTGGCGGCCATGACCGGCATCACCGCCAGTCCGGCGACCGCCTGGACCACCGGCCAACATGTCGAGATGGGCAACGGCTCGGACTGTTTCTGGAACGGGACTTCGTGGCAGCCAGGTATCAAAACCTAAAGGAACCGACATGGCGACCGCCATCGTACTCACGCCGGGCGAGCGCTTCGGATCGCTCGTCGTCTTGGGCGAGGCCCCACGGCAGGGACAGTACCCGTATGCGCCCGACAATTGTTGCTGGGCGACCAACAGCGAACAGGCGCGGAATCGCCGACCGCGGGGTTCCGCCTGATGTTCGAGACGCTGGTGCTGCACGGCGGGGCCGACGGCAAGATGGACGCGACCATCTCCTGGGCATGGCACACCGCGGCGGTCTGCCGGGCGTGGCAAGTGCACAAGAGCGACAAGGGGCAGTGGTCGCTGAATGCGCAGGTCGTGCGCGCCGATGCGTTCAAGCTGCGGCAGCAGCCGCTGCGGTTCAACGTGCCGCGCACCGGCGGCCATTACAGCTGGCCGGTGCGCGCCGTGACGCTGCTCCCGGATCAGCAGCTCACCGCGGCGCTCGGGCCGATGGAGTGTTGATATGCGCGGTGTCGTGTCCCCGGAAGCGGTGCGGGTGGCGCTCTCGGATGGCGATTGGATCGATGTCCGCAAACGGTTGAATCACGGCGAGCATACGGAAATGCTCGAGCGGCTGTACGTCGTCACGCCAGAGGGCGCGGCGCGTCGCGATCCGCTGAAATGGGCCAACGTCATCGTGACCACGTATCTGCTGGACTGGTCCTTGGCGGCTCCGGCGAAAGGCCATCTGGCGATTCGTGATCAGCCGCGCAGTGCGCTCCAGGACGCGCTCAACCTGCTCGACCCGGATGATTTCGCGGAAATCCGCGAGGCGATCGAAACGCATGCCAGCGCGGTGGCGGCCGACCGGGCAGAAAAAAAAAGGACCTCGAGTGGCGCGCCCGCGTCGCCCAGGACCTCACCATCGCTCGTCGCTGTCACTGGCGCTATGAGTGGGTGACCGAACTGGACCAGAACGTCTATGACGTGCTCGTGGACGAATTACTGCGCGAACAGGCCGTGGGCTGATGGCGATTACCGCTGAATTCGTCGCGGATTTTTCCAGCTTCGAGCAGGGCACCAAGCAAGCCGAGCGGGCCCTCGACGGGCTGGAAAAAGATACCGCGAATTTTGCGAAGGCATTCGATCAGGCCGTTGCCGGCGTCGACATCCAGCGGCTGCTGACCGATCCGGTCGGCGGCGCGAAAGACGCCATGGAAGGCCTCGTCACCACGATGTCCCCGCTGGCGCAGACCGCGGTCGCGGTCGGGGCCGGATTCGTGGCCGTCGGCGCCGCCGCCTTCAAGCTCGCCGACTGGAGTGCCGAGGCGGCCGCGAATCTGGGCGACCTGGCTGACAAGACCGGCGCCAGCGTCCCGGACCTCTCGCGCCTGGCCGATGCGGCGGAAGTGGCCGGCACCGACATCGACAGTCTGGCCAATGTGCTCTACGCCATGAACAAGCAGATGGCCGAGCATCCGCAGGCCTTCGTGGCCGCGCTCCGCGACATCGGGATCGAATTTGCCCACTTCAAGGAGATGCGCGCCGACGAACAGATGCTGGCCATCGCGCAGGGCCTGCAGGCCCAGGTCGATCCGGTCGAGCGGCTCCAGACCGGGACCGACCTGCTGGGCAAAACCTACAAAGAGATGGCGCCGTCGCTCT